TAGGGCTGTTTGTGCAGCTAAAGCTGCTGTAGTACCAGTACCGATTGCCATGTGCGTCATGTTAGAATCTTGACCAGCCATACGTTTAGCTACCCATTCTTTACCTGAAGTTACTACTAAGTTTTTAGTCTTCTGAACTACTTCGTTATTTACTGCGATTGTTAATGCACCTGTTAGTGCGAAATTATCATTTACCATTTTACTACTCCTAATTTAACGTTCTTATATTTAAAGCACTCGAATTAATTGCGTTGCTGACCACTAGGTCAACCACTACAACATCCGATATACTCATGATGTTACCCTTATTACCGAAATAGTTCTTGTTGACTAGGGTCGAGTCATCTAAACCAATGCCGTCTATGACAGCTTTTTCTATTGTAGACCTAGTGCTATCTGTAAAGTCGATAGTATCACTAGGGTTCTTCATTTGTGTTATTGCATATACATCCGTCACGCTACTTATAGTGTCCGCAAAAGCTTTACCTAAAGCTAACGCGTTTACACTATTAAGGGTAGTACTGTCTTCAAAGTCTCTATTGTACCCAACGATGCGTTCTAGTATATCAGGTATTGACATGGTATCTGATATACTAGAATTGAAGGTTACACTATTAGTATCTGAGGTACTTACAGTCTCTTGGAAGCTTCTAGCGTACGCTACACTTCTATCGAATACGTCAGATACACCGAAGACATTTCCTTTAACTCCCGAATAGTTTTTATTTACTAGGGTTGCATCGTCTAGAGCAAAAGCATCTGTTAATGCCTTACTCAACTGCATACCTCTTACCTCTGATAACGACAACGCTTCAACTACCCCTTTTGAGGTGCTAAGTACATTAAGGTCGCTAAATAGTGTGTTATCTGCTATTACCTTCTGGGCGCTTACATCTCTAGTATCACTAAGAGTGGTATTATCTACAAAGGCCCTAACGAACGTTAATGTTTTACTTATAACGTCACTAAACCCAAAGGCGTTCCCTTTATGCCCGAAATAATCTTTATCGACTAACAGTGAATCATCTAATGAGAATATATCAGTAAGTGTTTTGTTAATACTACTAACCTGAATGTCACTGAACCCTACCCCATCTGCTACACCTGGGTTTATAAAGGTTCTAACATTATCATCTGCGCTGTTAAGGTCTAACGAGTTAAGTAATCCTGAGCCTAAAGTACTTGGTACCTGGTCGTGCACACGCAACAGGTCACTGATAACTCTTTCGTAGAACCAACCAACTAGCACTACCTCTGAGAAGGACACACTGTCTTCCTTAGGGGCGCTGTACGTTACCGCAGGTACATCCGGGAGCGATACAGTATCATCAAAACTTCTTACGAAAGCTACCGCCCTAGCAAAGACTTCTGAGAAACCTAGTACATTACCTTTATTCCCATAAAAATCTTTGTTTACTAGAGCACTATCGTCTAGAGCAAACGCATCATTTAAGCTTTTAACTAAGGTATTTACCGAAGTGTCACTTATAGAGAATAAGTCTGTTTTGCCTAAAGTTGTCCCCACTTCAGGAGCACTAGACAGGGACATAGAGTCCGTTTCTGTTTTACCTACAGCTTTGCCTTGCAGTTCAACAAGGCTTACTGTGTCTGAGAAGTTTCTAGCGTATTCCACAACTAGAACGAATACATCACTAACTGTATAAGTGTCTGTTAACAATTTGTCATACGTAAGACCCATAAGGTCCGTAAACGCAAATATATTTCCTTTATTACCATAGAAGGCTTTATCTATAGAAGCAAGGTCGTCTAGGGTGAAGGCGTCTGTGAAGTCTCTATTATAGGAAACCGCTTTAGCAAAGGTCTCAGCAAAACTAATAGAATCCGCGGTAAAGCCTTTCTCTACCCCTCGGTACGAAGTATCTTCTACCGTATAAGCGTCGGTTATTACCTTGGCTACTACGTTGAATCTTACATCAGCTAAAGGTAATTCATCTTTAAGCATCTGATTCAATGAATCAGAGTCTGTCCATATACCAGTAGCTGCAACTCTATTATAATTAGTAGCCGCAGTAGCACGCGCTACAGACGCAGAGGCCTGCAGTACAGATAGGGATATTGAGGCCCTTAAAGCCATTAGAAGTCTGCTCTTACCTTAAATTTCAACTTATCGAATATAGTAAGTACTTTTCCGGCGGAGTCCGTTAATTCGATTTCACCCTCGTAGGTACCAGCATCGACATCTAAAGTTGTAGCGTTCCATTGCATATAGCATGTACCGTCGGCAGCAACTATGATGCCGCATGTCATGGTGTCCAGAACTGCGTCCCCACCAAGAGAACGGAACTTAATTCGTACTGTTTGACCTGTTAGGTTGATGGGAGCCCACGTAGTGGCGTCGTCTTCGTCTAGAGTTTTACCTGCTGCCGCAGTGTTAGAGTCTCTTAACGTGAAGTTCAATTCTGGTTTATCATCCCCGGATACGAGGTTGATTGTGTCGTAATATGCCATTTAGGCCTCCAATATTTAACCGAATATTCGGGTTGTTCTCAGCATTTGGTATGCACTTAAAGTTAGGTTAACTTTACCCTAACGGTGTCTCGTTGTCAACTAAAAGTTTACAGAGCTTACTCGCAGGTCAACGCGTCTAGTATCTCTACCTTTGGCGAAGTTTACGTCGCGGTCAAACTCAAACTGGTACTTTGCTGCCAGGTCTGGGTTGCTCCACTCTTTATTAGGTATCCCTGCAATCTTAGCGATAGCTCCGGCGGCAATAGAACGCCCGTGGGTCTCAAATATAAAGTCCTCTACTCCTGTAGCTGTTAGCTTAGGCTTAATTACTGCTACCCCTACAAACGTATATTTTGTATCTGGAGTAGGGTACAAACGAATACTAACATCTTCTAAAATGCTGTACCTTGAAGGAGCTCCTGTAACTGAAGTACCGTCGTCGTGAGTAGCGGGAATGTAGTGTCTTTCTGAAACAGGTTCCATAGTAATTCCGTTAGACTTCAAGAACAGTACGTTCTCTAGGGCTGATCGGTTAGGTACATCAATCTCGTAGTCGGACGTACCTTTACTTGTGTAACTAGGTTCTATGTTAAAGCGCCATACTTCACTCTTAGCGCAGAACTCAGCAGCAGCCTCTTGTAGGTGGGCCTCAATAACAATCTCAGGGCAGCCAGGGACATAAGGTTGCACTCGAGAGTAAAACTTTTCCCATTTAGTAGCCATTTACACTGCCTCCGTAGGTGAAGCGCTTACATCACTCTTAGTTTTGTCACTAATACCTGATATAAATGCTTGGTGGTGCGCCCCTGCACGGGAAGCGTTAGCTGCGTGCTCGGCGTCTTTAGAAAAGGCTCGGTACAACACCCAGTCTACAATAGCGCTTAGGTATATATCATCTAGCTTAATCACTTCTGTGTTACCTGAGGAAGGGTTTAAGTCGGCCTCAGATAGCGCGTGGGCTCCTGGCGCGTCAGCGTACACAACTTCTACCTGTGCCTCTACCGTCGCTGGAGGGTATACAAAAAACTCTTTAGGTTGCCTTGGGTCAAACGTGTAGTTCTGGACATCAACCGTAGTGGTCTCTGCATGCCAAGAAGGACGCTGATCGTCCAAGACGCTCCTATTAATAAGTCTAACTACTTTCTTCTTAGAAGAAGCAGCTAGGTTTCTCACCACGTCTAGTAGACGTAGCGAGGTGGAAAAACCTGTGGTTAGGACCTGTCTAGTTCCTACAGCGCACGTAAAGGTACCCGTTTTTGAATTAGCGTCGGGGCGCAATAGAACGATTTGCAGATAGGATTCATTAATCCAGTTCTGTAGTTCTATGCGCGGCCAGCGAACGTTACTATCTTGAATAACATCCTCGACACGTTTTATAACGTCAATAGCTTTAACTGTTGCCACAAGGTCTCTCCGTAATTAGGTTGGTAAAGTGAGTAGGGGCTCAGGAAGACACCCCTACTGGTAGAACTACTTTACCTATTAAGGTGTACCAACTAAAGCAGTTACTAACGCTTCAGATTTGATAACCTTACGGCCGTAAACAGATAGACCACGAACGATATCGCCGAAGTCAGTTTGGTTACGTAGAGGCTCTGTCTTAGAGATTTGCGATGCAAAAGCACAAGATGCTTTAGTACCGGCAACCATCATACGACGTACCTTAGCACCTGTTAGCGTAGCACCTGTAGACGTAGCAGTTAAGCCCGCTACAGTTGCTTTACCAGCAGCACCGTGTGGTAACAAGTTAGATACATAAACCGTGAAACGGTCTAGCATACCAATCTTACCAGTACGGATTGTACTTGACTGGTCACCAGTGAAATACGCTTGTGCGATGTCAGTCATCATTAGTAATTGACGCTCATGTGGAGAGAGAATTAACCAACGACCTTCTTCAGGGATGTTTTGCTCGTCCATAGTAGCCGACATACGTAAGATAGTATCTAGGATATTCTTAGGTGTAGCGTCGTTAATTGGAACTGCGTCTGAACCCAAGTTGTAAGAACTTGAGATTGCGCCTGCAGTAACACCTTTATTAGATGCGTGAGCACCTTCAGTTGAAAACCACTGAAAGAAAGCTTCGTTTTCGATAGAAATCTTCAGTTGCTTAGCAGCGTCATCTGTAAATGTATTCATTAAGTCGATGTCAGCTTGATGCGCTAATACGTCGTTAATTTGAACACTGAAGTACTTACCTTTATTGATCTGCATGTCAGCATAGATCGGTACAGGTACTTCGCTTGTTAATGTTGAACCCGCGCCACTATAATCATTAATCGTGATTGATGGTGCAGTGCGAATACGGATAGTATCGCCTTGATTCTTGATTTCGCCTTCCCAGTCGGTATTAGCGATTTCAGTCATCATTGTGTTTGCATAGAACTTAGCGTTTAGCTTATTAGACCACAATTGTGGGATAAAGCCGCCTGAATAAGTCGGACTCGTGGTGAATGCACCGGTTGTAGGAAATACAGCCATTTTATTACTCCTTTAAAAGTTAACAGTTTTTGTTGGCTAACTACCTGCTTACAACGTGACTAGCTTCTAACTCGTCCTTCCATGTAAGCTAGCGTTAGCTCAGCTTCAAGTTTTGCCGCGTCTTCAATTTTACCCTTGGTGTTAAGTGTTCGGATTTTAGTCCAGCCCGCTTCAATCTCGCGATTGGAGTAAACTTTAGACCCTTTCCCCGAACTACTAGTTGCACTAGGACTCGCTGAACGATTTGGCGTTACCTGCTTCTCGAGTTCTGACTGGCGATCATTCTTGGTTTGGTCAACAGGGCTAACACTTTCACGGAATAACTTCACATAGTGAGCTACCGCTTCCGCATCATTCCTATCAAACGCACCTTGAGCTTGAGTTCTTCGTGGTCCCATAGACATAGGGTCGTACTCATTTAACCACGATACCCAACGTTCATCACTATCGAGCTGGTCGAACCCTGGGGCTAAAACATTTAGCTTTTGGGTAAAACTCATCTCTCCAATTTGGTCTCCGGTATTTGCAACACTACTCTGTAGGTCAGCAAATGCTTTCTCCTGTTTCTCAAAACGGGTCTCATAATCCTGAGACACCTCTTTAATAACACGTCGTTGAAACTCAATCAAATCATCGCCATACTCTTCTCGATCGGCGTCGGTTACATAACTAACTTTCTCTTTGGGTTTAGCAGCTTTTTCTTCCTTCGCAGCGGCAATATCCTTTTGGATAGAACCCAACTGGTCCGTAAGGTCTCTAACCTGCTGATGCAGTCTAGGTACCTCAGCATCATACTTACCCCGTAAGGTGCTGTACTTCTGCTTAAAACTATCTGTTTCTTCCTTGCCGAGATTGTCAGCCGGCTTTGCTTCTTCTTGTGCAGCTTCTTTCGTAGGCTGTTCGTTCGATACTTCTTCTTTGGTATCCTTGACTACTTTCAGTTCTGGTGTTTCGCCTTCTTCTGTAAGTTCGCCTTGGGCGTTCAGTTTTTTCTCTAACTCTTCAACTTCCGCAAGCTGTGCTTGCACTTGTTTTGGCAATGCCATTTTTTCTTCTCCTTAAAGCACCAACTCTGTTACGCAGCGTCCTATTGGTATGCTGCTCCCTTTATGGTGTGCTCCACAAATGCGTTAGTTACCTAACGCTCCTATCCTGCTTTCTGTGATTCTTTAACCACAGTAAGCAAATCTTCAAAAGCTTCTGCTCGTCCCTGCAAACGGTGAATAATTCCCGTATCGCTTGCGTACACTAGCTTCTGCTTCGCTCCATCCAATTCTCTCTGAAGAAGCTCCAATACTTTACCAGTTGATGGGTCCTGAAGCCGGTTTAGGGCTTGTTTCTCCTGTACTGATAGAGTGTTAGTGTTAATCATGTACCTATATCATACCTAAAACGTAACGCGTGTGCTGTTTATTTTATCGACCGTTAGGTTTAGGGCTTATATTATTATCTTGGCGGCCTCCCTGAGGAGTACCGTCTTCCTGTAAGTTAGCGGATTGCGGCGGTGCTATACCCATTTGTTGGTGCTGCATCTGCATTTGCATCGCTGCTTCCTGCTGTTGCTGCTGGGCCGCTAGCTCTTGTTGTTTCTGGATTTCTTCACGAGACGGGACAAGCCTGTCAATATTGGTGTTGAGGTTTCCAGCAAGGTCGCGTAATAGTTCAGCCGTTCCTGGTAGGCCAACAATTTGCTGTGCAACAGGGCTTTCCAATACCAAACGTAGGAACTCAGTCTTACGTACAGCTTCTGATTCTTTAACGACAAGCGACGTTGCGCCTCGTGCGACAATTTGAACATCTCCAATTAACTCCGGGTCATTACTATAACGTATGTTTCGCTGGTACTGTCTCTCAAGCATCGGGTTCAACACATCGTGGTCGATGTTACCGATTACCTGCTTAATACTCTTACCGGCGTTAGAAATCAACATAGACAGACCTGACGATGTACGTCCTGCACCAGGTACGTGCTGACCTGTCATATACTTAGGAATACCCGTGACTTCGTCAGCGATATCCATAAACCTATCAAACACAGCCATAAGCTCTTGTGCGTTTGAGTTAGGTTGAAAAAAGCTTATTGGTTGTGATGCATCGCCGTACTCTGACTGCTGGAACTGCCAAATCTTCCACGGGTGCATTTGTGTAATGTCTTCGCCTGCAGGTAAGCGACTTACGTTCACTCCTACCTGTGGTCCTGAAGAGATACCCATGTTGTTAGCTAACGCTCTAGCTGCAGCGTTACACATGCTCTGAGCGTCCATACATAGGTCAGAGACACCATTACCGTCTATACGGCCTGGTACTTTCTCGAATGACGTTACATAGTAAGGTTTGCGGCCGATAGGGTCGTAGTTAAGCACTGCTTTAATTACTACATTGTCGACCATCCATACTTCACATGGGTACGACAGCTGAGGGTCTTCGATATCTTTTTCATCTAGGCCCCACTCTAAAAGTAGTTTGCCTGGGATAGAGTCCCACAATTGAATCGCAGCTACTAAATCTTCTGTAGCATCATCAAAGTCTTTACCCTCTAGGTCTTCAAAATCAGAGTCGTCACGGTCTAACCAGTCGAACCCTGTAGTACTAAAGTCCGACAACAACGCTCTTACTGAAACTTCGTCGTATCCTTCGACGCCTATCATAGACTCTACGTCGGTACGTGTCAGGTGGTGTACTTCGATGACTGGCATATTCTGCACATCGTCACCCCACGGGGCCCAGTAAAACTTGTAAGGGTCAACACGTTCCCACTCATCATGGACAACTTCTTTAGTAACTAGTTCCCCACCTTCCCACTGCATCTTTTTACGTTTGCGTGGGACCGGTCCTTTCAACACAGCGTACGGGTACGTAGCTACGTCGTTAGTAAATTCAAATAACGCTTTAATAAACCCACCCTCTAAGAGTTGGTCTTCCATCTTCTGCTCCATGCGGTCAACACGTTTGTTCGCGTCGAACTTCATCTCCCGCATAGCTACGTCTTTCATATCAGAAGCAAACTTCTTAAGTGTAGCCTCGTCAACAGCGTCACCGCCCATCTCGTAGTATTCCTGCAAATTCTGCTGCATAATACCTTGTAGGCGGTCTATTAATTCTGGTGGAACTTCTGGGATAGGGGTTGCTGAGATAGACCAAGGTTTATCATCGCCTGTGCCAAGTAGTGTGTCTCGTAGCCAAGCTGTAGCGGTACGACATTTAGTAGATACGATACCCATAAACATCTCTGAGCCGCCTTGCGACTTAATTTCAGCAAGTTTCTCGGGAGAATACT